ATGCGGCATCTCATCGACTTTGGAGACCTCAGCCGAGCGGAGTGGGATTCTCTGTACCAGCGGTGCAGTGAAATCATGGACCACCCCGCTGATTTTTTGGACGCCTGCAAAGGCAGGGTCATGGCAAGCCTTTTTTACGAACCTTCTACCCGCACCAACTTCTCCTTTCAGACCGCCATGCTCCGGGTGGGCGGTACGGTGTTCGGCTTCGCCGATCCCCGTTCCTCTTCCGTGGCAAAGGGCGAGACGTTGAAGGATACCATTAAAATGGTTTCCGGCTACGCCGACGTAGTGGTCATGCGCAATCCCCAGGAGGGCGCCGCCAAGGCCGCCTCTCTCTACTCTGACGTGCCTGTCATCAACGCCGGCGACGGCGGCCACATGCACCCCACCCAGACCACTGCCGACCTCACCACCATTACCCGTCTCCGCGGCAAGGTGGATGGTCTCTCTGTTGGCCTGTGCGGCGACCTGAAGAATGGCCGTACCGTCCACTCCCTCATCAAGGCCATGGCCAAATTCCAGGGCATCAAGTTCTTCCTCATCGCCCCCCGTGAGCTGGCCATCCCCGAGTACATGCGCTCCTTTATGCGGGAGAACAACATGTGGTTCACCGAGGTCACCGGTCTGGAGTCGGTCATCCCCCAGCTGGATGTACTCTACATGACCCGTATCCAGCGGGAGCGCTTTGTGGACCCCCTGGAGTACGAGCGGAACAAGGGTATCTATGTCCTCACCCGCCGGAAGCTGGACCGTGCCAAGAAAGACCTGCTGGTCATGCACCCCCTCCCCCGCGTGGACGAGATCGACATCGACGTGGACGACGATCCCAGAGCGGTTTACTTTAAGCAGGCCCGCTATGGCATGTTCGCCCGGATGGCCCTTCTTACCGACCTGGCCAACCAGCCCCGGATCGATCCCGGTGCCGTGGAGATCGGTCGTGAGCCCGTGTGCCACAACCCCCGCTGCGTAACTCAGACGGAGCATTATCTCCCCCCGCTGGTGAAAAAGAACGGCGGTGTGGACTGCTGCGCTTACTGCGACGCTGCCCTGGATTGATACAAACCGTTTTCTGCCCCGGCAGAGCCGGGGCAGAAAAAATTTTTCATTAAGCGGGAAAAAGCGTTGACAATCCTCCCCCGGTGTGGTAATATATCCTGGCTGACATTCGAGGATGGACAGCGCCCGTGCGGGTGTAGTTCAATGGTAGAATCCCAGCCTTCCAAGCTGGTCGCGTGGGTTCGATTCCCATCACCCGCTCCATACGCGCCAGTAGCTCAGTTGGATAGAGCAACTGCCTTCTAAGCAGTGGGCCGGGGGTTCGAGTCCCTTCTGGCGTGCCATACGATCCAGAAGCGGTCGGGATCGGCTGCACATATTTGAACTGCTTGCGCAAACTCAAACGCGGTCTTTCATATGGTGGGTGTAGTTCAGTTGGTAGAGCATCGGATTGTGGTTCCGAGTGTCGTGGGTTCGAGTCCCATCACCCACCCCATACGACCTCAAGGCGGAAGGGCCGGAGCGTCCGCTCCGGCCCTTCGCTTTTAGGCACCGCTGTATTGGGGTGTAGCCAAGTGGTAAGGCACGGGACTTTGACTCCCGCATCCGCTGGTTCGAGTCCAGCCATCCCAGCCAGATTCTTCCGCCGCTTTGTCGGCTTTTGAAATATTGATGAGACTCAGTAGCTCAGTTGGCAGAGCAATTGCCTTTTAAGCAATGGGTCCGGGGTTCGAATCCCCGCTGGGTCACCATTGAAGAAATCCCGTAGCCGCAATGGCTACGGGATTTTTCTTTTAATTTCAATGGCTTGTGGGTTCTGGTCCTTCTAATTTTCGTCTCCGTTGGAGATGGGTCAAACGCAAAAAAGACGGTCAAATTGCACACGGATTACACATGGAAAGCGCCCCACCGTGTTGGTGGGGCGCATCTTTCCTGTTACTGCGCTGTGCCGTCTCCCTTGTCCTCCGGCACCACTTTGTTCCCTGCCGCGTCCACAGCCGTCTTGGCGGCGGCCAGGCCCTTGAGGAGGATGGGAGGCACGTCCACACCTAAGGCCACCATGTTCTCCAGGATGCTGGTCACCTCGTTGATGATGTAGATGGCCAGGACAAACCAGCCCAGGAGCTGGAGGAAAGCCAGATCCACACCGATGGTAGCACCGACATCAATAAATATGGACGCAAGGCCAAACGCGATGGCGATGATAATCCAATAGGAGACCTTCTTCACGATGCCCATGAAGCCCTTCCCGCTGTTCAGGGTATCGGTGGCCTTGGCCTTCAGGATGCCGTAGATGTAGTCGATGACGTTGAGCAGCAGGAAAAAGGCAAAGAGAGGCCAGTAGGCACCGAAGAGATACGAGCCGCCGGCCAGAATGGCGCCCCAAATCAGGTTGGCCTTATCGGCGAACGCCCCAAAGATGCTCCCGATGAAGGCCGCAAACGTATTTTCCATATCCAGCTCCTTTCAAATGCTGGCCGCCCACTTGATGAGCAGCGCCTTGACGTTGTCGGCGGAGTATTCCCCGCCCTTCCAGTAGTCGGGGGAGTCGATCAGCCCCGCACCGGCCAGCTTGTCCACGGCGGTGTCCAACTCGGACACCTCCTCCCCTGCCAGAGCGGTCTTCACCGCCGCCCGGAAGTCGTCCATGCTCCTGCCGTGCCGGGGGAACCAGTGGCCCACGTCTGCGTGGTTGGAGGCGATGCCCAGGGCGTGACCCTCACTGTGGTCCAGAACGGCGGTCATGGGGTCCAGACCGTAGGTCTCGCACAGGTGGGCCGCCAGAGCCACCGCACGTCTCCAGGCAGCCTCAAAATAGTCCTCAGTCTCCTCCGGGTCGTAAGCCAGGAAGGAGCCCTCCCGGTTCGCCAGGGCGGCCAGGGTGGCGGGTCCGCAGGAGCCGTCCACCTCCAGGCCCAGGTCGGCTTGGCAGGCGCTCAGAGCGGCGTCGCAGCCGGGACCGAAGCTGCCGTCGATGCCCTTGGGGTCGTAGCCCCGGGCGGTGAGCTCCCGCTGGAGCCGCTTCACCGCCCAGCCGGTGTCGCCCCGCTTGAGGGGCTCCCACTCCTCCGGCAGGAGCCGGCACTCCTGGGGCTCGCAGATCTCAAAGGCGATGTGGGTGCCGTTGGCCGTACCCGCCTGGCTGCCGGCGTGTCCGCCCCGGGTGGTCCAGGGCAGAGTCTGGAGGGTGACGGCGTCGTCCACGATGGCATGGACCGCCGCCTTGGCCGTGGGAGTGTCCCAGCTCTTGGCCAGGGCCTGGGCCATGACGCCGGGAGCGGCGGTGGAGTGGACCATGATCCCCTTGGGGATGATGGTCCGGCCGCTGGTGTAGCAGGGGTTCTTGGTCATCATGCGCTGGGTGATGCCGTCCATGGGCGTGTCCTCCCTTTTGTCCGTCAGATAGACACAGATAAGATTGTGGACCTTGCGGCTGGCGGTGATGATCTGGCCGTCCATGTCGCACTGACTGGAACCGCCGCCGTCCAGCATGACGGCGGAGTCCCAGCCCTTCTCCAGGAGCTCGGCCTGGAGCTCCTCCGGGGTGGCGCCGTCGGTGGAGCAGTAGAGACACAGATCTCCGCCTTTGAGGCCCATGGCCGATCTAGGCCGGCGGCCGGCCAGGTCCCTGCCATAGACGAGCCGCTCTGCCCTGCCCCCTCTCAGGAGGCAGACGCAGCAGATATAGTTCGGCTTCCCCGGGGCGGAAACGCCCACCAGGGCCATGTCTGGACCGGTGTCCCAGGCGTAGCCCCAGTAGGTGTAGGAATCGGAGGCCCAGACCCTGCCGCCGGCCTTCAGGTGGCAGACGGCCCGGTCCCCCTCAAAGAGTCCGCCGTTGAGGACGTAGTCCGCGCCAGTGGCCGCTTTGATCTCGGCCAGGGTCTTTTCGCTCTTGTTGATGTAGATCTCCACCCGCTGGATACAGAAGAGAGGAATGCCGCAGATTGCCTTTGCCATACATCCTCCCTTACGGCATGACCCAGGTGGGGACGCCGTCTACGATCTTGAGAATCTTGCCTTCGTCACCAGTTTTATACTCTGGCAGTATTTTACCGGCCTTGATAAATGCAACTTTCATGCCGATCCCATCCGGGTCTGAAACTGGATCGGGATCGGGATAAACCTGCAAATAAAGTTTGGAAACTCCTGTACCATACATAGAAAAGTATTCGAACGATATCACTCCATCTTCCAGCACTTTGTTGCAAGGTATAAATATAGAACCTGATTCTGGATTATCTGTGGATGTGAGTTCAGCAATCACATAGAACCCGGCTTGAATTGCTTTCATAACTTCTATGTACTTTGCTTGTGTGGAAACCGTAAAGTCAGGGCCCATACCAGTCAAGCTATACTTGAATATTTTAATACCTGCTCCACTCGACTCAGCCCACACAGCTTGTCCGCTCCGGGCGGTCATGACCTTGCCCTCATCACCATCACTGATCTCCGGGACGCCAACGCCGGCCGGGCCGGGTTCCCCATCCCGTCCATCTTTTCCGTCCATGCCATCGGCTCCGGGCTGTCCCTGAGGGATGGTGAACTGGAGTACGGCGGCATTGTCGGTCCCCACATTGACCACTTTTGCCTGGGTTCCGGGTTCTCCGGTGGTCACAGCGCCCACCTGGATCGTAGCCGCAGCGCCGGGAACACCGTCTTTACCATCCCGTCCATCCGCGCCGGAAGGGCCGGTCGGGCCAATCTGCCCACGGGGAAGAACAAAGTCCAGAATGGCATCGTTTTCTGTTCCTGAGTTGCTGACAGCCGCTTGGGCGCCGGGGTCTCCGGTGAGCACAGAACCTACACGGATGGACGCCGCCTTGCCTTCCGGCCCCTGGGGCCCCACAGAGACCTCCGGCAGGGGCAGCTGGGACTCCACATAATCTCCGGTCTCCAGGTCCCAGATCATCCAGTAGCCGTTGGACCCGGCATAGGGCGGGTGGGCGTTGAGCGCCCGGATGTTGGCCTCTGCCTGGGAGAACTCGGAGGGGAGCTCCGGCCAGGTAGCGTCCCCCACTAAGCTGGTGGGCACCACCACCTGGATCACGTTGGTGTGGCGCACCTCTTCTCCCCTTCCGCCCCGGAGCTGGAGGGCATACAGGCCGGCCTTGGTGAGCATTTCTGCCGTCAGGGTCACCCCCACGCCCCCCTTTCGGGGAGAGAGGGCAATGACGTTGACGCTGCCGCCGGCCTGGACCAGCAGCTCCCAGGCCCAGCCCTCGGGCAGGGTCCCCATTACCAGCAGCTCCCGGGTCAGGTTGTCGTACTGCCGGGCGATGAGATCGCCGTCAGTTTTGATGGTCCAGTCAGAAAAAAGTAGCATAGATCGATCCTCCTCAGCCGTTCTGCGCCGCCACCTTGTCCAGCAGCGCGTCCATCTCCTCGCCGGAGTATTTGCTGGTGTAGTAGGACGTGGGCGTCTCCGCCCGTGCGTCTTCCAGGGCCTTGATTCTGGCCTCCAGCTCCTCCAATGTCGCCATGACCTCACCTCCTCACACAACGATGCGCCGGCCCAGCCGGTCCAGCACCATGCGGCCCGTCCGGTCCTTCACCGGTCCGGACATGATCTTCTTTGGGACGGAATAATAGAGGATGATGCAGCCCGGCGCGCCGTCGGAGCCCCGGGAGCCCGTCCCTCCCTTGCCTGCGGTTGGCGTGATCCAGCAGCTGGCGTAGCCGGGGGTGCAGCTCCAACTGATGCCGCCGGTGCTTCCGCCGCCGCCACCGCCATGACCACCGTTTCCGCCGGTACCGTAGCCAGTGACCCCGGTTGGGGCCGTGGCGCTGCCACCCGCACCGCCGTTCATGGTCTTTCCGGTGGGAGTGGCCGGAGCGGAGCCGTTTCCGCCCTTAGCCGCGCCACCACCGCCACCACCGCCGCTGGTCTGAGTGGTTTGAGATTCCAGATCCCCACCACCCTGGGAGCCGGTCTCTTTATATCCGCCTGCGCCGCTGCCGCCTGTGTTGGGGGGTACGTCCTCGCCCTTGCCGCCGCTGTTTCCGGCGGAGCCGCCTTTACCGCCCTTGCCGCCTGCGGTGCCGTCCGCACCAGGCCGGGCGTATTGCTCCCCCGTCACCGGGTCGGTATAACCGCTATCGGAGGCACCGCCCTGGGCGGAGGACAGGGACCCAAAGGTGGTGTCCCCGCCCGGACTGCCCACACCGCCGCCCGCAGCTCCGCCGGTGCCGCCCATTCCGCAGGAAAAAGAGATGGGTGCGCCGGGGGTGACGTCGATGGTGGTCTGAAAGATCTTGCCGCCGCTGCCCTTTTGGCCGCCCGCGCCCCCCTCGCCGGGGTCTTTGGGCGGGTCGGACCAGGACCCGCCGTTAGCCGCCTCTGAGACCGATACAATCAGCCGGGTGGTCCCGCCAGCTCCGCCGTTTTCGCCGCCCTGGCCTCCGGGTCCGCCGCCGATGAGCACGGCCCGGACCGAGTCCACCCCCTCCGGGGGCATCCAGCTGCCGGCGCCGGTGAGGACCACCCGTTCCTCCAGGATCTCGGTTTGCTCCATGCTGGGCGGTGCGTAGCCCAGCACCGCCTTCTCGGCGGCGGTGGGGCTGCGGCCCAGGGAGACGGCGGTCTCGTAGACGCAGGCAAAGGTAGCGCCGCCGTAGGGGTGGGCCATGGTGACCACGTCCCCGGTGGACTCCCCGCCGTAGACAACCTCATGGTCCACGCTCTCCACCTGGAGGTAGTAGGCCGCCAGGCGCTGGGCCACGGCGGCGGAGTTGGTGAGGGAGACCAGGGTGGCCTCGGTCACCGTCACCACATTGGGGACCTCGTCCTCAGCCACCGCCACCCGGACGTCCCGGGTGGTGTGGATGTACTTGCGCCCGGTGAGGGTGCCGGAGCCGCCGGAGACCTTGGCGTAGTTGGCCCCCTGCTCCAGGATGGAAAAGCCCTGGGCGGTGAGGCTGTGGGCAGGCTCGGAGAACTGGATCACGTCTCCCTCCACCGTGGCCCCCTCAAAGAGCTTGATCTCCTCGGTGCCCGCGATGTACTGGTGCTCAAGCACAGAGACCTCGGTAACGTCGGAGGCATAGTTCACCTTGTCCCCCCAGAACACCCGGGACTCTGGAATGTTGGAGCATGCTCCGTTCCACAAGGTCTCTATCCTGAGCACGCCGTTCTGGTCTATCTTGGCTATGGCGCCCACGGCAAAGAGCACCTGGGCCAGGTTGCTCCGGCGGGGGGCGATGGGGAGCCAGCCGTAGAGCTTGATGCCGGCGAGCTTGGACTGGATGAAATAGGGGATGTTGCAAATCTCCGCCACCACCTCAGCCACCGTCTGGCCGGTGTAGATGCCGCCCATGTGGTTGGACTGGTCCAGGAGAGAGAGGGCGTCGTTGGCAGAGATCTCGTAGGTGTACATCCCCGTCCGGGCCACGCTCTCCACGTAGTAGGTGCCCCGGAGCCGGTCCCGGTGGTAGTAGAGGAGCTTGGCGTTGCGGCGGAACTCCGCCAGAGCCGCCCCTGCGCCGGGGTCGGTGAGGTAGAGCTCCACAGAAAAGGTGCCGATCTCCAGGGCGTCGCAGGTCAGGGAGAGGGCCCCGAAGGCCTCCCCGTCCACGATCTCGTCGTCGGTAAAGGTGAGGCCGGCGTATTCGATGCGGTCAAAGCTCATGTGGGCCTCCTCTGGGGCTTCTTGGCCTTGAAGGTCACCGTCAGCCCCGTCCAGCGGGTGACCCCCGCCACCTTGTCCCGTTTCTTGTCCTCCCCGGCGGAGACCATAGCCTGGTAGGTGAGGGTCTCCTGGCCGTAGGGCAGGGTGACGGTGTGGGCCTCCACCGGGGCGGAAATAGCCTCGAAGAAGGCGTCATAGTCCTCCGGGGCGGCGGGGTCTGGCTCTACGTCCATGGCGTAGTCGTAGTAGGTGCCGATGATGTCCCGGAACTCCTCGCCGCTCTTGACCATGCCGGAGCGCTCGCTCTCCTCGATGCGGAAGGACCGCCGGAGGGTGCCCAGCTTCACCCGCAGCCGGTAGGGGACGCCGTCCATGGTGATGGTCATCGGAAGCTCCCCCCTGTCAGGCGCACGCCCTGGCGGGTGGACTCACCCTCGATGTAAGGGAAGATGGCCCGGCCCAGCCGGGTGCCGTCCAGCACCAGGGTAGCGGTGGCGGTGCCCTGTCGGCTGCCGCTGCCGCCGCCCCGGGCGTCCAGCTCCTCCCCCACCGCACGCTTGATGGTGGAGTATGGAGAGACCACCTCCACCTCCCGGTTGTTGTCGCCCAGCACCGCCAGGAAGGGGTCCCCCGGCGGCACCAGGCCGCCGCTGGCCAGGCCGGGAGCGCGAAAGTTTGATGCTTCCGATTCTGCCCGTTGCTTTGCAGACAAAATGGCACCACTTACCATAGCAATGCCAGCAACAATGCCAGCGGCGGCAAGCCCCATACTGGCAGCAGAGCTGAAAGCTCCCACAGCAATAGCTGCTGTGAGTGCAGCGGCGCCCACCAAACCAATCACAGCGGCCGCTCTCTCCAGTCCGCTCATATCGTCCCATGCCTGTGTAAGTTCATAAGCGAGCCCGGCCAAAAGTGTAAATGTAAAAGCGATTGCAGCACTCTTCAAATCCACATTTCCCAGTAGGTCTACAAATTTAGGCAGTACCTTAAGCACACCGGATACTGCATCCGCCACCGGGCTGATTCCCGCTGCTAAAAAAGCAAGACTTACCACGGCCTTCTTGGTCCCGTCATCCAGATTATTAAACCATTCTAACAGCCCCTGAGCGATTTCCAGAATGGTAGTCATGAGGGGCTGGATGCTCTCGGCCAGCTCAGCCATTTGCAGTTGGAGGTCCAGGGTGGCCTGCCGGTTGTCGGCCAGGGCCTGGTTGTTCTCCAGCCAGCCGTTGTAGCTTTCCATGAGCCCGCCCTGAGCCATGGCGCTCAGGGCCAGGTTCTGCTTGCTGATCTCATCCCCGCACAGGGCCAGCTGCTCATTGAAGTTCTCCGCCCCGATGCCCAGGCGGTCCAGCAGCTCGGCGAACTGTCCGGTGGCCGAACCGGTGGCCAGGGTCTCCTGGAGGGAGTCGGCCAGGCTCTCGATATTGAGGGTGTCGGGGAACTGAATGACCGCTCCGGCCAGGCCCTCCACCGCCTGCTGGAGGCGGTTCTCGGTGAGGCCGGCCTGGAGCAGGTTGGCGGTGGCCTCGATGGCGCTGTCGGTCTCCCCGGCTATCTGGTAGAACCGCTCGAAGGCCCCCCGGGCCTCCTCCAGCCCGGCCCCGGAGGACCGGGCGGACTGGTCCAGCTTGGAGAGGTCGGAGCGCAGGTCCTCGGTGGCGGGAACGGTGGCGACGGCGGCGGCCCCCAGGGCGGCCACCCCTTTGGTGACGGGAGCAAAGACCTCGGAGATCTTTCCTGCCTTGTCCGAGGCATCCTTGGCGGCGGCCCCCAGCTCGTCCAGGCCGTCGGCGCTCTGCTTGGCGGCCTCTTCCAGGTCCTCGGCCTCCATGGCCGTGTCGGCCAGCTCCAGCTGGAGGGCGTCATACTGGCTCATGTCCAGCCGGGCAGCAAATTCCTTTCCCAGATTCCGTATGGCTTTCTGCAAATCTTCCTGATTTTTACGGGTCTCTTCTAGCTTTCGGTTAAAGTTCTCATAGGCCTGGGTGGAAATTTTGCCTTTGGAAAATTTCTCTTCCATGGAGGCAGCGTTGTTCTCCATCCCCCGGAGGGAGGCCGTCACCTGGTCCAGCTGGGCCTTCAGGGGCTCATACTTGGCGGCGTAATCCTTCCCCCGCTGGAGGGCGGCGTCGGCGCCCGCCGCCGCCTCCTGCAAAATGTTCAGCTTGTCCGCCGAGGCCTGGGCCGCCTCGGCCAGGAGCCGCTGCTTCATGGCCAACAGCTCAGTGTTGCCCGGGTCCAGCTTCAGCAGCCGCTCCACGTCCTTCAGCGTCTTCTGGGTCTGGCTCAGGGTCTTGTTGGAGCTCTCCAGGGCCTTGTCCAGCTTGGTGGTATCGCCGCCGATCTCCACAGTGATGCCCTTGATCCGCTTGCTGCTCATGTCCGCGCCTCCTTTGCGTCAGAATCGGTCGAAGTCCTCCTGAGTGGCCAGCTCACAGTAGGGCTCCTTGTCGTTGCCCGCCTCGATGATGAGGTCGGTGACCATGCCCACCGTCATGCGCTCCAGGTCGGCGTTGGTGAGTCCCAGCTGGAGGGCCCGGAGGTAAAATAGGCCGGTGGTCAGCGTCCTTTCCGTCGGCCTCGTTTTTTTTTGGGCGTGGACGTGGTCTTGAGGTTGGCCTGCCACAGCTGGGCGATGGCCGGGAAGACCTGGTAGACCGAGAAGGTGTCGAAGCCGTCCAGCCACTCCTCGGAGCTGGTTGCCGTCACCTCGTCGGGCCGGGCGTGCTTGGCCATGAGATAGCTCATGTCCTCAAAGATGCTCAGCAGCCGGGGTGGGATGGGCCCCTTGCCGCCCTGGGCGGCGTCGATGGCGGTCTGGAGCTCCAGCATGTCCTGCATGATGTCCCGGCCATACTCCATGCGGTAGAGGCGGGGGACCGCCGCCGTGGCCCGGAAGACCACGGGGCGGCCGTCAATGGTCAGCGTCCGTTCCATGTCACACCCCCGCCGCCGCAGGCTCCCACACCGTCTTATACCAGCCGTTGTACTTCTCCTCGGAGGTGCCGGAAGTGGTCTTGGCCTTCACCCGGCCATCGCTGAGAGGCGAGGCGGTGACGGTGAGGGTGTCGGTGCTGGGGGTCTTGGCGTTGTTGATGGTGGAGCTGGTGATGCTGGGGCGGCTGCACGAACAGTTGTAAAGGACGTGGCGGGTGGCTTTCACGTCGCCGCTGAACTCGAAGAGCAGGGCGAAGCGGGCGGTCTCCACGTTGGAGCGCTCCACCAGCACCTTGTCCGTCTCGTCCTCGGCCTCCTTGAGCACGTCCTTGCGGAAGGCGTCGGGGATGACGGCGATCTCCAGGTCGCCGGAGTAGCCGTCGTTGGCGGTGGTGACGTAGTAGGCCACGTCCTCGGCGTAGAACTTGGTCTCGTCACCCTGGGCCTGGAGGGAGAGATTCACCGCGCCGGGGATGTGCACCGGCGTGCCGTAGGTCACCGCCCCGTCCTCCCCGGGGGTGATGACCGCGTAGTGGACGTTTTTCAGGCCATACTTGACCTTGTTTTCGGTAGTAGTCGGCATAAGCACCTCACATTTCTAACTTGCAGGGAGATTCTTCTTTTTCGGATCACAGGCTCAGCTCCCGCTCCAGGCCCTCCAGCAGGTTGGCTTCCGCCCGCTGCTCGGCGGGGGCGATGTGGGCCTTACCCGCCACCCTTCCGCCGTTCACCGTGGCGTGCCCATCCTCCAGCAGGTGGGTGAGACCTGGGGCGGAAGCGTTGTAGACCGTCTCGGTCACATCTCCGTTGGGGGAAGCCGTTTCCTTGACTCGCCAGCCCTTGGAGTAGCGCCCGGTCCGGTAGGGGCTGGCCGCCCGGATCTCCTGGCGGCAGGTTTTGGCCACCTTCCGCACCGTGTCCCGGGTGACCTCCTTGGCCAGGTCGCCGTACTCCTCCAGGGCCGCCTGGACGGCGTCGGAGAGATCTTCCGGGGAGATGGTCACAGCCATCGGTATGTCCCCTCCTCCTCAATGGCCTGGGTCTCGCACTCCAGGACCTTGCGCTGACCGTTTTCATCTGCCGCGTCCACCACCTCCGGCCGGCTGAAGCCAGCCTCGGCCATGGCCCGGACCGCCCGGTCCAGCAACGCCACGCCGTTTTCCTCCGCCGGGAGGATGAGGTAGACCTGCACCTTGAAGCTATAGAGCAGCGGGGCATCGTCGCAGTAGAAGATGGACGTCTGGTCGGCTGAAAAGACAAAGCACCGCTCCCGGCTCTCGGTGTCTGTGTCGGGCGCTACCGGGAGACCCAGGGGCGTCAGGGCCTGGATGATGCGCTGGTTGATGGTCACTTGGCCGCCTCCTTCCGCTGGACCTTGACCTCCATCCAGGCGTGCCGGTCCCCGATGTCCCGGACGGAGATCACCTCATAGGGCCGGGGATCTCGCCCCCGGTAGATGATACAGGTGGTGGTGATCCTGGGGGTGTAGCGCAGGGTGAGGGTGGCCGGGTCGGTGACTCCGGCCTGACGGGCAGCGTAGACCTGACTGCCCCAGGCGTCCTCCCACTTGCAGGACCTGCCGCCGGGCCCGAAGACGTTCACCGGCTCCTGGGCAGGATAGCCGTCGTCGTCCCGCAGCACCTCCCCCTTTTCATCCCTGGGCAGGTCGTATACGGTGATCCGAGTGCGCAGCTCCCCGGCGTCCACATGCCTAGTCATTGGCTATCCTCCTCAGATGTGTCCAAATTGGACACGGGCTCGGTCAGCTTGAGCTGGTTGATGAGCCGCCGGAAGGAGGGGTTGTCCGCCACAATGGTGCCCGTGATGGTCACGTCCCGCCGGTCAAAGCCGTCCAGCACCATGAAGTTGACGCACAGGTCATACTGGGCCGCTCTGGGGGTGCCGGGGGCGGGCGGGGAGATCCCCGCCCCCTCCATGTACCCCACCGCCGCGTCATAGAGCCCCTCCAGGGTGAGCAGCTCCTCATCGGTGGGCTCCTCGATCCGGCAATAGGCCAGCAGCCTGGCCCGCCGCTCCTCAGTCAGGGCCATGGGCTCAGCCGTTGGCGGGCAGGGTGGCCACCACGAAGCCCTTGTCCACGATGAGGTTGCCGCCCACCATGGCGTCGCCCAGAATGGTGAGCATCCGCTCCACCGCCTTGACAGACTCATCCACCCGGACCGTGTAGGGGCCGAAGAGGCCCAGCTCGTAGTTCATAGGGTCGCCGTACACCATGGTCTGGATGGCGGAGGAACCCTTTTGGGAGGTGGAGAGGGCGGTGAGCTTGGAGGAGATGGAATAGGGCACGATGGTGCCGCCCTCCCGGATGGTGCCGGTGTTGGGGTTGGCGGCGTCGGGCACGATGTCGAAGAGCCGCTGCTTCTCGTTGGTGCCCCGCAGCTTGCCCAGGGCCAGCAGGTCCTTCTTGTTGAGGTAGAGCCGGCAGTTGCCGCCCAGCTCCTCGTCGCCGCCGTAGGCGAACATCAGCTCGGTCAGCAGGTCGGGGCCGACCTTCTCCACGTCCAGGCTGGCGTAGATGGGGCTGCCCGCCATGTTCTTGGCAGTCTTGACGCCGAACATGTCGTTGGTGGACTGCCCGTCGCCGTTGAAGATCATCCCCACCGTGCTCCGGCGCATGGACTTCATAGCCATGGCGAAGATCTTGGCGTAGTAGTTGGCGGGGGTGAGCTTGGAGATGTTCCGGTCCACATAGCTGGTGGTGGTCAGCTCATAGGGGGCGATCTTGGCCACGCCCAACTTGGGATCGTCGGAGGCGGCGCGGGCGGTGCCGGCGGCGGTGGTCACCTTAGCCCCCTTGGCGTCGGGCTCGGAGATCACATAGGGCTCCAGATAGGCGGACATGCCGTTGAGATCCTGCACATACACCTGGTCGATGATGGCGCCCACGCCGTAGCCCAGGGCGTCCCGGATGTCGGTACCGGCGCCGGTGGGCTGGGCCATGGTGCCGGTGGCCAGGGTCACGGACTTCTCGGTATGCTTGGGGACAAAGAGGGCCTTGGCCACCTCCAGAGGAGAGAAGGTCACCTCGTGGCCCTTCATGAGCTCATTGCCACGCTCCTCCGCCTTGTCCTTCTCCTCGGCGGGGTCGGCGGCCTTCCCCAGGAACTTCCGGTCCTGCTCCCGGACCAGGTCCTCCACGTCCTTGATCTCCTCGTTCATCTTGGTCACCTTGGCCATCTCGGCGCGGTACTCCTCCCGCTTGCCCTCCTTCAGCAGGGTTTCGGCCCCCTCCAGTAGGGCGGTGCGCTGGGTCTTCAGATCGATCAGCTTGCGTCTCATTGTGTTCCCTCCATTAAAATCTGTTTTTCTCCAGCTCCAGCAGGGCCTCGTCCCGCCAGTCCTGGCTATCTGCGCCGGGCGCTCCGCCCGGAGGGGGATCTTCCGGGCCATCCGGCCCGCCGTAGCGTTTGACCACACCGGCCGCCGGCTGGGCCGGCACCGGCAGCATGGACACCTCATAGGCGTCGGTAGCACCGTCCAGCTCGATGTAGCAGAGCTTGCCGTCATACTCGCAGCCCTTGACGTGTTCGCACCAGGCGGTAGCCCGGTCTGTGCCGCAGATGGAGCAGACGGCCCGCTCCACCGCTACCCCCACGCTGCACTCCCGCAGGAGGCCCGTCTCGATGGCGGCGATGGTGTCGCCGTTGCCCTGGAGCCGGGGCATATAGCACCGCAGCACCAGCTGCTGTCCGCCCTCCACGCCGGGCATCTCCTCCACCCCGGCGGCGTACACCCGGGCGGTCTGGCTGCCGGCGCTCCACTTGTGGTCCAGCAGCACCGGACGGCCCACGAAGAGCTTGGCCAGGGCCTCCAGCGTGCGCTCGGTGAATCGCTCCAGGTCCCGGTCCACCTGGTTGTTGCAGGCCGCCAGGCGGAAGGTGTAGACCTCCTCCGCCGCCAGCGACCGCAGAGCCTGGACGCTGATGAGGGCCAGGTCCTCCTCGGTGGCCTCGGCCTTCAGGAGCCGGGCCGCTTTCATGATCTGTTCCATTCACGTCTCCTCTCCCGGGGCGGTCTGCGCCCCGGCTCGTTTCCGGCTCAGCTCCGGCCAGTCCTCCAGGGGCACATAGTTGAGGGAGGCCTTCCGGGCGTCCCCGCCGGGCACGTCGGGCCGGTCCTCCAGCTCCTCGATGTCGTTGACCGAGAACACGCCGATCTCGTTCATGGCCTTGTACCAGTCCTTCCGGGCCGAAGTGTCGCCCCGGAGCTCCGCCATCATGTTGATGCGGATCTCCAGTCCGGCGTCCACCTGGCTCTGGGTCAGCAGCTTCCAGGTCCGCTCCTCCTCGTACTGGGTCACATTGGGGTGGAGGGTGCCCACCACGTATTCAATGGCGTTCTGCTCGTTGGAGCCGTAGGCCTGCTTGCCCTCCTGGAGCTTGTAGAGGGGCACTCCGAAGTAGCGGGCGATGTCCCGGACCGAGACTTCCCGGCTCTCGATGAACTGGGCGTCCTGGTTGCTCACCGACAGGGGCTTGTATTCCAGTCCGAAGTCCAGGATGGCCACCCGGTGGCTGTTGCTGGGGCCGGCGTGGATTTTCTCCCACTCACTCCGCAGCTGGTCCTTCAGGGTGATCCAGGTGCCGTCCGGCCGTTTCAGCGGCTTCCCATTCTGGTCCTTGGCGTAGCCGCCCAGGTCGCTCTCGGTGCGGAGGACGCCGGAGGGCTGGCCGCCGTTTTCGTAGTAGGAGCGCTCATACTGCTGGGCCGCCAAGCTGGAGGCGATGACCTCGCTGGCCCGGCGGAGGACCCCCACGCCCTTCAGCCCGTCCCGGGAGGCGGCTTTGTAGTGGCAGATGTCCTCCTGGGGCAGCCGCATTGGCTCTCCCGTCCAGGGATTGGTCACCGTGTACCACACCCGGCCGCTCAGATCCCGCCAGGGTTCCACCAGCTCTCCGGGCACGGGGATCAGCTCCGTGATGCGCCCGGTGCGGGGGTCCCGCAAGATCCACTCGTAGCCGTTGCCGGTAACCAGGCGGCTGGTCTCCACCACCTTTTTGGCCACAAAGGGGCTCATGGCCTCGTTGGACCGAACGTTGAGGAGCCGCAACAGGGGCAGGTCCACCCGCTGCCGGGTCTTACTGTCCATGATGTAGGAGGGCAGCTTGCCAATGGAGTCGCTGAGGATCTCAATGCACCGGTCCACCGCCGAGAGCTTCCGGGCCAGGCTCTCACCTGCCTCGGTGCCGCTCAGGGGATAGCCGGCGGCCACCAGCCCCTCCGCCGTCACCGCCTTGCTGACGGTGGGCGACCGGGCCAGGGCCCGGATGCCCTGGGTCATGCTCACGGCTCTTCCCTCCTTCCCATGGCGCTGAGCACCGCACCGGCCATGGCCAGGGCCCCGCCGGTGATGAGCCCGGCTGGCAGATAGATCAGTCCCGCTCCCACCGCCACCGCTGCGGCGCCAGCCACCAGCACCAGATCGGCGCTCATGCGGCCCAGCGCCTTCTTCCATCGCTTCATCCGACTCCTCCTTCCGTGTCCGACTTGGACACCCTATAAGCTGAAGCCCGGCCGCTCCATGGCCGCCGCCAGATCCGGCTTGGCCGTTCTCTTTACCAGCACCCGGGCCGTGGCATTCATCGCCGCCGCCACGGGGTCGATGCGCTCGGTGTCATCCTTGTGCCGTTTGCTGAGCTTGATATCCCCATAGTTGTCCTGGATCTCGATGGCATTCTGGAGGCACCAGAGCACCAGCGGGTTCTCCTCGATCACAACCCGGTCCTGGAGCAGCAGCTCCCGGAAGGTCTTGACCGCCAGGTTTTGTCCGGCGCAGGTCTGGCTCACCTCCACACAGAAGTCCTCCCGGTTCCGGTCCTCGTTCATGCGGATGGCCAGGTCCGTGGCGTTGTGGCCGTCATAGTCCACCTCGTCCACCTTCCAGCCGTGCTCCCGCTCGCCGGCACAGATCCAGTTGTACACATAGCTGTTGTCGGTGACGGCGCCGGGCGTGAGGGTGCAGTAGCCGCCCTGGGCCCAGAACTTATACGGCACCCGGTCCGTCTTTTCGTGCCGGTCGGCCCCGTTCTCCGGCATGAAGCCGTGCATCTTGATGGCCAGACGGTCGTCCGGCAGGTCAAACACTGCCGCAGCGCCGCTCAGGTCGATGCGCTTGCCCAGATCGAAGCCGCAATGGCAGTGGAACCCATCCGTAAGGGCGGCAAACTCCGCTTTGGGAACCATGGCCGTCCTGGCTTTGGCCATGCAGTACTCGTCCAGATAGTGGTTGACGCTGCCCACCTGCCACAGACACATCCGGCGGGTGAGGAACTTGCGGATCTTGTTGGGGTCGTTGGAGGCATAGGCGGCGTTGTGCTCGTCCCGGATCTGCTTGAGCAGGATCTCGCTGTACCGGCTGGGAAAGCGCAGGCAGGGATTGGGTTTGGCCCATGCCGCCTCATTGTGGGGATCATCCCCCTCATCCAGCTCCCGGATCATGACAAAATAGCTCTCGTCAACGACCGAGGGGTCCTCCAGCACCCGCTTGGCGTACAGCTCCTCCTCGTAGCAGGGCTTGCTGCCGGCGTCATCTCCGGCAGTGGTGATGACGTCCAGCAGGGACTGCGCCCGCTTGCCGAAGGAGTTGGTGCCCAGGTCGTAGATCTCCGAGTTGGGGTGGGCGTGGTACTCATCCACCACGAAGTAGGTGGGGGCACCGCTGTCCTTGTTCTTGGTGTCCTTGGATAGGGCCCGCATGAAACCGCCCCGGGTGCGGTGGACGATAGGATTGGACCTGGGGATCAGCAGCCGCTTGGCGATGTTGGGACTGGCCAGAGCGATCTTCTTGGCGTCCCCTAGCACCCGCATGGCCTGGCCCCGGTCCACGGCGGCACACTCCACCTCCGGCTCCTGCTCAAATTTGGCCAGCTCCGGGTGGTAAGGCGGATAGATGGCGTCGCCGCACATATGGTGCAGGCCCTGACAGGACTTCTCACTGGACTTGTAATTGCCTCTGGCCCGCTTGTTGTAGGTGTGGGTAAACCGCCGGGCACCGGTGTCCTTGTGGACCCAGCCGTAGGTGCAGCCCAGGTCGAAGATCTGCCAGGGCTCCAGCTGGATGGGCTTTCCGGCGTCCACGCCCCGGATCTGGACACACTGACCGAACCACCGTATAATGCGGTCGGCCCGGGTGGTGTCGAACACGTAGGGGAAGTCCTCCGTCCCCTGCCGCTTCAGGTCGTCCAGATGCCGCTGGCAGGCCAGGATCTCATACTTGCAGCACTGGTCCCGCAGGCGGCCCTGTGTCACCTGCTTGGCATAGACGGAAACGGGATGGTGAAGTCCGGACTGCCACCTAGTCGCCAAACAGATCACCATCCGGGTCTGCCCGGGCCTCGGCGGCAGCCTGGGCCCGTTTCTGGGCCAGGCGTACCCGTCCGGACGGAGTAAGGCCCAACTTCTCGGCGTACTGGAGGATGTTCCGCTCCAGGGACTGCATCTTGCCGCTGACGGTGTCCAACTTGGACACCGCATCGGCCGCCGCCTCCGTTTCGTCCTTGGCTTTCTTCAGCTCCTGGATGGCCTGGGAGAGCACCTTGCACTGCGTCTCGTACCGGGCCAGCATCACGCAGTAGACCCCCAGGGCATCGCTGTCCAGGTCGTCCAGGATGGCCAGGCCGTCCATCCGCTCCAGCACCTTCCGCCAGTAGCGGCCGGCGGCAGTGTTTTTGGTCATGATGGCCGGCTTCTCCATCCTGGATTCCCGGCCCCGGTCGGGGATCACCCCCTCCTCCGCCTGCTGCCGGAGCTGCCGCTCCTCCTCGGTCAGATTTTTGCTCATGTGCTCCAGCGCCTTGGGCGGCGTGGGCATACTCCTCACCTCCTGTGTCAGCCCGGCCCAGCAGAGGGCCGGGATCTCCATCGGGGAGATTTTCTCACATTCGAGGGGCCGCGAGGTCTTACGCAAGTGGCCCCAAAACCTTTTTGACCCGGGCTCCCCTCCAAGCCGAAGGCTTCCCCTGGGCGTGTCCGGGCGTGCACGCGCCCACGCGTCCAGGCGCGGACGTAGCTTTCCCTCTCCGAAAAGGCTCACGCTCTCGTCCGCTTTCTCCGTTCTTCCGCCTGCTCCCGAGCCGTCTTCCGGTCGTGGCAGCGCTTGCACAGGCTCTGATGGTTGGCCGGGTCGATGAACATCTGCCAATCTCCCCGGTGGGGTGTGACATGGTCCACCACGGTGGCCCGGGTGCGAACGCCATGCCGGGCACACTCCCGGCACCAGGGCTCCCGCAGGAGCTGGGCCGGCCGCAGGTCGTCGGTCCATACGGGCAGGTTGTACCAGCCGTGGTATTCCGCCGAGGCCCGGCGCTCGGCCCGCTTGGGCTTGTGCTTGGGACAGTAGCCCTCTCGGGTGAGCGCCGGACACCCGGGATGTCGGCAGGGTCGGAGCGGCTTCATGGCCACGGGCTATCACCTCCGGGCAAAACAAAAAGCCAGCGCCCGACCTTTCCCCGTATTGGGGTCATGTCGGGCACTGGCTAAAAAAGCACTGGCCACTTTCGATATCCACGATGTGAGTCGCCTTACAGTGACGGCACCAGATCTGGAGGCATGTCGCCCTCGTATCCGGCCGGACCACCTGGCTCGTCCGCATCTTGCAGGATGGACATATCACATATCCGTCCTTCACGATTAGTTTACCACAATTCCGGTCCATTTTCAACGCTTCCGTTCGCATTCTATTCCTCCCTCCCGGTTGTTACAGACGGTTTCCAGACAGATAAAAGACGCGGGGCTATTCCCTTTTCCGTCTGCGCGGTGGCCTGGTCCCTTTCTTCTCCTCCCTCCTGCTCGGCAGCAGATACTTCAAATAAAGGTAATCGCCGAACTCGTTGTGCTCCTCCCGGCGGTCCAGGATGATAGCGCCGGCCGGCGCGGCGATGGTCACATTGTCCGGCACCGGCTCGCTCACCGTCTTTGGCTTGGCCAGCCCCACGGACGGCGTCCATGATCGGGCGCCCACCTCAGTCCGGCCCACCTCTCTGGGCTCCTTGGTGAGGTACTTGGCCAGAGCCTCATAGCCCTGCCAGAGATCCAGCCGCTCCAGCTCCACCTGGCCGTAGGTCCACAGGGACCGCAGGACCTCGATATCCTCGCCGGTGCCGTTGAGGAGCAGATGGTGGTGGAGCCGTCCCCCCTCCGCCGAGAGCTGCTCCGTGATGTAGATGTACTTGAGGGCCTGCCCCCTGGCCTTTCGGTGCCGGCGCAGGAGCCGCAGCAGCTTCCGGAGGAGCCGGACCGCCGCCTGCCGGTCCGCCGGAAGGTGCTCGTCGTCGTAGGTGAGCACCACATGGAGGTCGCCGGGGCCGAAGTTGGCGGCGATGAGCAGCTCCAGCTTCTGCCACGCCCGCCGGAGGTTGATCCGCTCCTGGGCCTCGGTGGACATCCGGCGCTTGGCCGTGCGCTCCGCCTCGGTGTCCCTGCCGGTGGCCACGGTGTAGCAGACGCCGGACACCAGCCGTCCGGCGGTGATGGTCTTAAGTCGTTTCGCCATCTCAGCCCTCCGGGTCCAGCCGGTCTAAAGCGGAGCCAATGGCCCGCCAGGTCTCCATGGGCAGCTTGCCCCCCAGCAGCGCCTCCCGGAGCACCGTCGCCGTCAGACCCTGGCCAGCCGCCTCGGCCAGCGGCTCCAGGGAGCCCAGGCCGTGGCGGTCCCGGTACCGGCGAAGGGCCTCGTAGATCCGCCGTTTTTCCTTCGCCCCGCAGCCGGTGAAGGCCACCTCTCCCTCCGGCTCATCGGGTGCTTCCGGAGGACCGTCCGGTCCCGTCCCTCCGGGGTCCTGCACCCGGACGCCCCCCAGCTCCGGGAGCTCCAGCAGCTCCCACTGGACCCCCTTGCCCACGATGAGGACGCCCAGTTCCAGGCTTTCTTTGACATAATTCCGCATCTGGTAGAGATCTCCGTCCAGTTCCGAGGGCACCGTCACCACCAATACGCTGCTCATATGTACTCCTTTCCGAAACGGGAACAGGCGGGGCCGCCGCCCCGCCGTCCCTGTTCTTTTTTGTGTCCAATCGATTGACAATCCGCGCATGGGCCGATATGCTAGGGTTGAAGGAGGGATCGACATGACTTTGGAACAGCGCCGGTCGCAGCTCCGGGTGGAACTGATGGATCTGGTCTGCATCGTGATAAAGCTGCATCTGTCCGATCCGGCCAACGCCGATCAAAACCCGTTCCTGGCCGAGATAGAGCGACAGATGGCGGAGAAAACCTCCGAACTGGAGACCATCAACGCCAAGCTCTCCGCCCCTGGTTATCAATTCCGGCGGGAGATCCACTCCTTCCGCTGGCTTTTCTGGCTCATAGGCGGCATGACCCTCCTGAGCACCCCTCTGCTTCTCCCCTTTGACAGCTCCGGCCTTTGCGCTCTGACCGGCCTGGCCGCTGTGCTCAGCCTGAGCCTGGCCGCCTGGGGAAGTACCCTTCCCAAGTGCTGAGCATACACCTTTCCGCTTTCCGACCGCCGCTCTGCAAAGGGCGGCGGTTTGTTTTTTGCGCCCGTGGGCAAGCTACCGCCGGAGGTGATCGTATGGACGATCGGTATGCCAACTTTGCAGAGGACCCGGTCATGCAGGCCTATTTCTCCCAGCTCCCCACCCCCATCCGGGAGCAGATCCGCGCCCGCAAGCCCCAGCCGGCCACGCTGGAGGAGCTCCAGCGCATGGCCGAGGAGGTCAAGCGGCTGTTTTAAGGCCCCGCAGGAAGCGCCGCCCAGTCGTGGGCGGCGCTTTCCGCTATCCCACGTCCAACTTCAACTGCTCGGGCAGCTTCTCTTTGATGGAGACCACCCGGGCGTCACCCAACTGCTCCAGTGCCATGCCCAAAACCTCCTTCACGCACTCCGCCGCCCCCGGCGGCGCGTTGACCTGGATGGTGACGATCAGCATACCGAAACCTCCCCTAAACTTTCTCCATACACTTATCCGCAGCTTTCCACCAACGCCGCTGCTCTTTACTGGCACTGTCCATGGCTTTTTCGAGAGTCGCTGCCCGTTTGATAACATGTTCTGGGATGGCAGATATTCGCTTCCCGTGATACGGTGCGAGCAAAGAGTTATATTCAGACAGCGCCGAGGAAAAACGCTCCCCGGCCAGCTTGGCTTTGCGATTGTACTCATCATACCGGTGGAGCATTATATCCGCTTCAAACCGTTTCAACGAATAAGAGAGGTCAAAGGCATGTTGCTGTATCCACCAAATCAACTCTTCCTTGGTTGCTTCCTCCAGCTTCATTCAGTCAGCCCCTTTTCGTACGCCGGGCCAGCCGTACCGCCAGGCGAATGTGACGCAACGGGTATAGTTCTTGTCCCACTCCCAGCCGCCAGGGCGCTTGCACGCTCCGTGGGCATCGTCATGCCACAGGCAGTTGTGGCAGGTCCGCCGGTAGGCGTCCAGTACGATCAGCTCACCCATCGTCGTTAGTCTCCTCATTCCTATCTTTCTGCTTGACATTTTCACGATACCGTGATACAATAGCATCATGAAAGGGGTGCATACCATGCCGGTCATATCCAGATTTTATGGCCTGACCATCAAGATGTATCTGCTGGGCAGCGAGCACAATCCGCCTCATATCCATGTGATTTACGGCGAATACAACGCCGTGATCGACATCACGGATCTCCGGCTCCTGGAGGGCGACCTTCCGGCCAAGGGGCTGGCCATGGCACTGGAGTGGGCCAGGCTCTACCAGGCCGACCTGCTGGACATCTGGAACACCCAAAACTTCCGGAAGCTGCCCCCGCTACAATGAGCGGGGGCGGTTTCCCCGCCGAAAGGAGGCGCTCCATGTTTCACAAGATCAAGTCCGCCGCCCCTCTGCCGGGGCTGCGCCTGCTGGTCCACTTCGCGGACGGCTGTACGAAGATCTACGACGTGTCCGCTGCCCTCTCCCGCGCGCCGGCTCTGTCGGCCCTGCGGGACGCGCCCGGCCTCTTTGAGCAGGTCTCCGTGGACCCGGGCGGGTACGGGGTATCCTGGAACGACGACCTTGATCTGGACGGGGCGGAGCTCTGGGCCAACGGCATGCCCGCCGCCTCTCCCTTTGACGGCCTGCTCTCCTTTGGGGAAGCCACCGACCTTTGGGGGCTCAGCGAGAGCACCCTGCGCAAGGCCGTGGCCTACCGCCGCCTCACCGACGGGCTGGACGTCCAGAAGTTCGGCAAGCAGTGGCTCATCACCCGCGCCGCCATGGAACGGGAGTACGGCCCACAGCCCAAATAGCGTCCCCCCTCTCCGGAGCCGGCGTCCATATAGGACGCCGGCTCCGTCCCTTTTCTCTCACGCCGTCCTGGCCTGGGCTTCTTTGCCCGCCGCTTTCCGGCGTGGCACCTTCGGAGTGCCGTCCTTGTTGCGCTTGCTGCCGTCCCGGAGCCACCGCAGCCAAGTGTCCAAAAAATCCTTGTGAATGATTCTGGGACTGACCCGCCCCGGGTTCTCCGGGCAGGCGCTCCGCTCGTTGTCATATCCGTGGATCTGCCGCAGCTGATTCCCGTCCATCTCCAGGGTGATGTACGGGGTAGCCGGGGCATTGGTCCGGCGGAGGAACAGGATGGTGGTCACACCGTTCATGTGCCGTTCGGCGTAACCGCCCACACAGTGGCACAGAGCCTTGCCTTCCCGCCGGATGGCCAGGCTCGTGGCCGGGAACACGATCTTCAGCCCGTCCAGCTCAAACTCATACTTGAGCCGCCGCTCCTTCAGCGATGCCGCCCGCCGCTTTTTCTCCTCCCGAGCCTGCTTGTCAGCCAACTCCTCGGTAGCGGAGTCATGGGCGGCGGGGAGATCCTCCGGCCACAGCACCTTGCTGTGCTCCATACATCTCCCCAGCGCATATGCCGCCTCCCAATAATCCCGGTAGAGCTCAAAGAGGGTGGCGTAGCGGTCATCGGTTCGCTCGGAGATCCGGTCCAGGTACCGCAGGAAACGCCCAGGTGTCAAGTGGTGCTTTTTCAGAAACCTCAGCACCTCCATGGCGTTTACCTGGCAGCCCCAAAGGTTCCGGAAGTCCATGCAGAAAGGCAGGTCCCAGCGCTCTCCCCAGTGCTTCAACACATAGTTCCGGATGGCCAGCACCTCCAGGGGCGGCTGCACGCCCAAAAACCAGCTCAACTCCCGTTTGTTCAGCCCGAAGGCCTTTCTGGGGTCGGTCTCCTCCCAGCACATGGCTGCCGCGTTCTTCTTTCTGCTGTAAATGAGATCGCTCAGTGGCTCCCAGGGTCCGGACTTCACCAGCATCTCCACCTGTCTGGGGTAAATGGCGTAGGCGGTCAGGTAGGAGATGAAGTCGTCGAAGTAGGCGGCATACCCTCTGGCCCCGCCGGGGCGGTACTGCCAGTGGTCGAAGAAGCCGCAGTATCGGAAGAAGGGCTGCCCATCCAGCTCCTCCCGGTTGAGGATGGAATAGGGCTCGTAGTGGTACCAGTAGATGGGGCCGTCCTTGAAGGGCTCGCTCACCAGCTTCCGGCGGCCCAGCTTGTCCCGCTCGTAAGTGATGACCGGCTCATGCTCCCGATAGGTGGCCTGGTAGTCGGCCTGCATCACCTCTCCCCTGGCAAAGCGGTAGCCGCTGGAGCACCAGGCAGTGGGCCGGGCGGTGAGCCCCTCCTCGCTGGAATAATCCTTCCTCAGCGCCAGGGCGTCGGCGTAGAGGGCGTCTCCCCTTGCGTGGAGGAGCACCGTTAATTCCACCTGGCGCAGAGACGTCCGTTTTTTCGCCTTGGCCAGGTCGATCACCGTCACGCTGCGCCCGCACCATGGGCAGGTCCACGACTCCCTGTGCCTGAGACGGTCCAACAGTTCCCGGTGCCCCTCCGTCTCCATCCGGGTCAGACAGGGGCGGTACTCCTTGTGGCCGCAGCAGGAGGTGTATAGCCTCACACCGCCCAGACCCATCAGGTCCACCTCTTTTCGGAAGAACAGGTAGTGTGGGAACAGGTCGTTCATCCGCACCAGGTCCTCCTCGGTGACGGTGGGCCAGCTGTTCAGGAGTTCCCGCTCCCGCTCCGTGTACTTCACCCTACCCGCCCCCTCAGAAGAAATCCGAGAGGTCCAACAGGATGCCGGTCTGCTGCGGCTCCGCCGCCGGCTCCAGCTGGACGCTCATGGTGAAGTTGACCCTGGCCCCGTCGAAATAGAAGGACGCCGCCCGGCGGTAGGCCTCCAGATCGGAGAGGGAGCTGCCCACCCCCTTGGCCACGGCGGCCATGCAGTCCGGGAAGGAACCTCCCTGGGCCACAGCCTGGGCGAACTCCTCGTTTTGCTGGCAGAACTCCAGGAGGGCGTCCCGGACGGCGGACTTCATGGCGCCCTCCTTCTGACCCTTGACCTTGTCATACTCATCCTTCAGGCGTTTCTCCGCCTGCTCGTACCAAGTGGTCATTCCACACACCTCCCGATGGCCTCTGCCAGGGCTTTCATGGCCTTCTCCGCCCCCTGTGCGGCAGTCTGGTCGGGGCGGTTCCGCAGCTTGAGGAGGATGCCGCGCATTTTGTTGGCCGTCTCCTGGGACTGCTGGAAGAGGACCTTGAAGGTGGCCATGTCCTCGTCGGAGGAGAGCGCGGCGTTTTTCCGTGCCTGCTCGGCGTCCTTCAGTTGGACCTGAGCCTGCTCCAGAGCGGCCTCGGCCTCCTTCCGCTTTTCCTCAGCCTTGGCTTTGGCCGCCTTGGCCTTGTCCAGCTTGGCCTGCATCTCGGCCACGGCCTCCGCCCTGGCCTGGGTGATGGCCTCCTGGTCAACCACCGTCTCCACCGCCACGTCCACCGGCCGATTCTTCAGCTCGGTGAGCTCCCGCTCCAGGCGGGCGGTCTCCTGATCGGCCCGCTCCTTCTCTTCCCGGGCCGACTCCAGGGTGGCGTTGACCACCTTCATGTCGGCCTCCATCTTCGCCCGGGCGGCTTCCGCTGCTGCGGCGTCGGCCTTGGCTGCCTCGGCAGCCTTCCGGGCCTCATCCCGGTCCTTGATGGCCTGTTCCAGCTGACGAGTGGTCATATCAACCACATTGTTTTCGGATAGGAACTCTTCCCTGTCTTTTTCCGGCAAAGCCAAGAGCGCCAAGGCTTTGGAGGCTCCCAAATTGGCCAGCGCTGGCCGATTTGAAAGCTGCCGGTACATTTGCATGAACCGTCTGGCCGTCCGGTCCGAGTAAGACACTTTTTCGGTCAACCAGGGCAGCCACTCCCCATGAGGGAGCATCTCCTTTGCCTCAATGAGGCATCGCCCAATGGTGAGAATGGCCTCCCCACCCCGGCGCTGGGCGTCCAGAATATCCTCCGTGATCGTTTCAATGGTCCGCTCAGCTGGCTCGGCCGGCAGGCTCATCCTGGCCTCGTACTCCGCCTCCTCTGCCTCCCTCCACTTGGCCCGTCGGCGCTCCTCCTGGTCGTCGATCTCATAGCCCGGCCGGGCGTTGGCGTCATAGTAAGGGCAGTCCAGCTCGTGGCCGACGTGGGCACATTTCTGCTCGCACTCGGCCTGGAGCGGACAGCGGTCATTGGTCTTTCCCATGACAATGCTCCTCTCCGTTAAATTCCGTACTTGGCGACAAATTCGCCGTAGCTCATATGTAAGCTCCTGGCCCTGGCGGCGATCTGCCCCAGGGTGAGCTTCTGATCGGGCGGATCTTTGCGGCGCTTCCGGGCGGCCCTGGCCTTGCTCTCCCGCTGGGTGGACTTCTTGATCTCGCCCCGGCACTCGGGGCAGTAGCGGGAGTTGACATGGCCCACGCATTGGGCTCCGCAGATCTCGCAGGTGTAGGGTACGTTCATTTGGCCTCCGCCTCCCTCAGCTTGTCCAGGGCCCAGAGGATGGCCTCGGCAACCTCCCGGTGCTCCTTCTCCCGGTCGGGGTCTGCCCGCATCAGGGACAGATGGCGGCGGTACTCCGCCTCCAGCAGCTGTATTTTACGTTTCTCCATCGTCAACCTCCGATCCGGAATTGTTCGGGGATCTCTTCCTTCGTTTTCCGCCGGTAGGACATACCGGAGATTTTACTGGTGGCCAGGGAGAACGCCAGCTTGCATCCACCCACAGACCCGTGCCG